TTAATTGACCTGAGAGAGTGCTTTTAAGGTCCGTTCGTCTTCCTGTTGTTGGTCTTCTTTAATCATATGAGCGTAGACGTTACGAGTGATGGAACTGTTCTTATGGCCCAACCGTTTGGAAATGTATTCCATCTTCACGCCACAATAGAGCAGGTAACTAGCGTGGGTGTGCCGCAACCCGTGAAAACTAATCCGTTTAATTCCCAATGAATTGGAGTATTTTTTAAGCAAGTTATCACACGCTCCAGGGGATGGAATACGACCACGCTTGTTCATGAAAACTAGATGATCTGGGTTATCCAATTTAGCTGCCATCTGTAAAGCATGCAGTGTTTTAAGATGATTTAAAAGATCGTCAGTTACAGTTATTGTACGAATACTAGATTCAGTTTTTGTTTTCTTAAATTTTTGGCCATAAACATAATCCCATGACTTATTAACACGGATAGTCTTGTTTTGCCAATCGATATCAGTCCAAGTCAGAGCAGAAACTTCGGCTACTCGCATACCAGTTAGTAGGCCAGTATAGATCATTGATTTTCCAGTAGAAATTAGCTTGATGTTTTTATTGACTTCGATAGCTAGCGTTTGCATGTCTTTCGCGTCAAGGTATTTTAGTTGTGCTGGTTTACCGGAGTGGCCACCTAATTCAACATGTAAGCAGAAATCGGTCTTTATTAAATTATCAGCTACGGCATCGATAATTGCAGCATGAATATGGCCATGCAATTTTTCAACAGATGATTTGCTATGATATGGTTGATTATCTGTCAGTTGTCGCTGTGCACGTTGCTTGGCATTACCGTGCACAAATTCATTGATAAATTGTTGATAACGCAGCCTTGTCATTGACGACAGTTGAACGTTAGGTAGTAACTCAGCAATTTGGCGAAGAGTATATCGATATTCTTGTTCTGTAATTCGGGAAACTTTGCCAAATTTATAGGTTTCTAACCATTTCTCGTAGTAATCTGTAAAGACTGTCGTTGTATCGGATTTTCCTATGGATTGGTCAAATTTAGCTTGTTCCAATTTAGTTGCCCACTGTTCAGCTTCTTTTTTACGAGAAAAGCCACTCTTGTTTTTAAAGTGCCGTTTGCCAAATTCATCATAGTAACTAACGCGAACGGCCCATTTGCCATTTTTCTTTTTAATACTTGCCATTTGAATTTCCTCCTTAAATTTCACCTAGGCGGGTAGAATTTTAAGGACTTGCAGACATCACCTCCTTAGTTGTGATAATATTATGTATGTAAAAAGAGCGGAGTAATCCACTGGCTTTTATTGGTAGCACATCTTACTTCTTGGCGGGAGGGGATGTGCTTTTTGTGTTATAATAGGTGAACAAAATTCATTAATTTCAAGCGAAGGTGAATAATAATGAACTACCAGTCACTCGTTATAAGCATTGTTTTATCTGGAACGTTAGGATTCTTAAATTATAATTTATTGGTAAATCAAGGTACGTTGTCTTCTTACTCTAGTAAAGAAGACCGGTCAGCATGGTGTATCTTATTTTCAATAATGAACTTTCTAATCTATACAATTATTATTAATGTGATAGCAAACAATCCAAATATTTGGAATGTAGTTTTTACCGTACTAATTACTGTAGTAACTAGTATATTAATAACATTTTTGTTACTTCGATTTTTATTTAATAGGGTTGAAATACTATTAAACAAAAGTCGGAGTAATGAAAATTTATCAATGATTTCTACCAAGACACCACATGAGTATGCTTTTGAACATCATGGTTATATGATGGTTTACATTTTTGATTTCAATCATCAATATATATCATCTGGGTTTTTAGAACATTATTCTGAATCACTTGATTTAGAACATCAACTGTTATTAACACCTGAGGAAAAAATGGAACAAAGTACATTTTCAGAGGATGAAGTCATTGAATTAATGAATAAAAACTATTCATCTATCCGAATGGAAGATTATCCACGAGTCTATATAGATAACAAAAGTAAATTAAAGTACTATATCTTTTATTTAAAAAAATAATAATTATTTTTTGGGCTTAACACTGGGCGCTGAGGTTCCATGTGGTACTGGTGCGGTTCTGTTTGGACTGTTTCTCTGGCCAGGCTTTGGTACTACTGGTTTTATAAATTTTGTTGGCTTATCGCTCATTACTATCACCTCCTTAAAAAGCACATCTCAAACTTTGACCGGTTGGGATGTGCTTTTTAGTCCTTATAGGTCGCTATTAGCGAATGCATCCCGTAAAAGAACTAATACCAAAAAAGCAATCCAGATTAAAGGAGAATGGAAATGATAGTAGAAAACAGCAAATATAATTCCAATAACTCCTACGATCATTATCAGCCACGAGACTAGGCTTGAAGTGTAATGTTTCTGATCAAGTGAAGGATTACTTTTAATAGCTGGTTTATATAGAGTAAAATGGGCTATTAATGAAAATATAAAGATAACTGGCAATATCCATAGTGAATCTGCAAATATTGATTTTGGATATGTTTCCTCCAATGCCAGCACTATGAAAAATGGGTAAAAGTCAATATTATTCACAAGAGCATATTTCCAATTGAAATTCATCGATCTAACCATCTCCAATAATTGTTAAGTTTTATATTCAAAAATTTAAACGCGAGCGGCAGGAGTCGGACCTGCATAGTACTCCAAGAAAGAATGGGCTTCAAGACTTGGAACATTGTTCTACCGTTGAACTACGCTCGCATGTTAACAGAAGTTTCAATAGATGTTGTAAAAAGTTGTGTACATACCAAACAATCCCACGATGATGGCAACTATTAATTTGAGGGTTATTATAAACATGTTGTAGGGGTTGTTATGATTTGTTTGCAGAAGTGTATCCACAACTAAGTAAAGAGATAGTACTATCAATCCCCAATCTAATAGTTTTGTGATATCAATATTCATAGGTGCCTCCATAATTATTTGCTATTAACGTACAATGCGAGCGGCAGGAGTCGAACCTGCATAGTAGGTGTTAAGAGCAGGGGAACTCTATTTGGAGTGGACACGTTCTACCGTTGAACTACGCTCGCATGTTGCCCGCTAGGCTGGTAGTGGGCGATGGTGCTACTTTCGTTTATGAATCCAGTAAGCTAAAATGGCGACTAACACTATAAAGCAAATGATGCCAATTACAATGTTGAAGTCGAACACGTGTGTGCTGTACCTTCCTACATATAATTCCATGACTTTCCCCCGATTAAAATATGTTTATACTAGTTCTACTTAACATGTTTATACCCGGCCAAGCCGATAAAATATAATATCGCGATTGGCACCCAAATTACCATAACGATTGCTTGTGAAGGAATCCAGGTTGCCATGATAAATAGCACGGCCAATATTGGTAAAAAGATGTGTCCTAGTGTTCCTAATATCTTCCATAGTGCTAGAAAGATGACGATCATTATTAGTAGTCCCATTACAATAATTCCTCCAAATTCCCCAGTTTTTAGCGACATCCGTATCTGGTCAACGCGAGCGGCAGGAGTCGAACCTGCGTGATGCTTGTTGAAAGCAGGAAACCTTGTATGACTTTTGTTGTTCTACCGTTGAACTACGCTCGCATGTTGCCCGCTAGGCTGGTAACGGGCTAAAAACATTTTACATATTTAACGTGATATCGAAGGTCTTATCAGAATTGTTATCATCCATATTATCGGTGTCATAATGGGCATCAAACTTAAACCTTATACTTTTTAGTGACGAAGTGGAATCTAAGCTCTTAACAGGAATGGTTACATTTCCAGATTTTGTAGCACCTTTGGCGATGTCACCGTCCCACGATTCTAAAGAATCTGCTTCATGTTGTTCACCGTTACTATAAATTGCCGTCCCTTGTGTTGGATAGATGGATATGTCTCTAGTAGGCGAAATTACAAAGTGAATACGAACAAATCCAGAAGCTTGGAAAGTACCATCATTTGCTGATTTATATTTATACGAATGGGCTAATTTGTAGACCGTTACTTTATCAACTTTAACAGTGGCTGCGTTCCATGATGTATCTGAATAATTAATTTTATACGTATTTTCATTTGCTACATTGTATGAATCATAGTCAACGCTGATAGTTTTTGAAGCTGTTGCGGCAGGCTTAGTTTCGGATGTCGTAGTTTTGTGAGCAGTTGCTTTTGAACTGGTGGTCGTAGTTTTGGAAGAAGAATCATCTGATCCGCCGGTAAACGCAGCAATTCCAAAAATTACTAGAATTACAACTATAACCCAGATCCACCATTTCTTGTACCATGGTTTCACTGCTACATAAGTATTCCCGTTTTCATCTTGAATTTTTTTAGCCATTTCAGTCCCTACTTTCTAATAAGTGCAATAATCCCAGTAATAATAAACAGGATTCCGCCAGCAATACCGAAATCTCCACAAAGTAATAGTAGGATAATGCCGACAACGATTATTGCCCAGCTAAATAAAGTATGCTTTTTGTTTAGAAAGAAGACAAAAGAAAAAGCGAGAACTGATAATAGGATTCCTAGAACTAGTTTTCCTGTATAAATACCACCGCCGCCGAAAGCATCAACAAACGCAGCCGCTCCAAAACCAGATGCTAGCGAGATGACGGAAACAATCATACTAACTACAGATAAAACTATTTCTATAGTCCTTTTTCTGACCTCATTATTTGATGGACTTACCATCTTATAGGTTTGACCGTCTGCTCCCTTTATTTTTTTTGACACAACACAATACCCCCTAAAAATTTCAGCTTTTACCGACATCCGCATCTGGTCTATAAGTTATCCAAACATAATATTGAAACTCCGTATAGATTGCCTATCAGCATATCCTTCAGCACGTAATACTTCCACTAATCTTGCGTTTGTTAAGTTACCGCTATCATTTTCATAGTGCGAAGCCTCATGCAATGCTGTTTTAAGCCAATCAATGTCATCTTGAAGAGTATTGATATAGACGTCAGTGCCGACGATACAGCCATGATAGTGTGGATTGTTGACTTCGATACCCCAAAATTTAAGTTGTGGATACATATCTTCAATCTTTTCCAAGTCTGTCATACCGGTCACCTACAGTCTACGACGAAATTTCATTGCTTCCTTGACCATATTTATTATGGCCTGACGTTCCTCATCTGATATGTCCGGGTCAATAGAGTAGGCAATTAATTTTTGATTCTTTGTCAAGTTATCAGACGAAGTGGAGGGCTCTGGATTATCTGTATTTCCTAATAAGTAATCAACAGAAACATTTAGAACATCGGCAACGGCTTTGACCTTGTCGACAGAAGGTGTTTTTGTTTTCCATGAATAAATAACGTTCTGTTTAAATCCCACTTTTTCGTTTAATTGGGCGAGGGTTAACCCTCTCTTTTTAGAAATTTCTTTTACTCTATCAAACATTGTCATAATGGTATTTCTCCCATGTTTGATGAACAAAAAATAAACTTTAGTTATAAAATTCTTGCAATAATTAAACTATAGTTGTATTATTAATTCATCAAGTAATCAAGCAACAAATCATAAGCCTATCAAAACAATAACTTTGGCGAGGAATTGCGGTATTAGTAGGCTTTGAACTGCTTATTTAATATGCCTTAATATTAAACTATAGTTTAATTAAAGTCAATAACTTGATGAATAAATTATGCAAAGGGGATGAAAAAAGCCGTCCAATTAGACGACTTGTGCTTATTAGCTATTTACCAGTTACTTTTTCAAATCCTGCCAGAACATCTTGGTTGCGTTTTGAAAGCACCGTGGCTTTATCCATTCCTTTCATAAAACCACGCCCTTTCAAATTGTTAACGATTGAGTCAGGAGTTGCTGTCGCACCGGATAGAATCTTTGAAATACCGGTTTGATAATTTGGAACACTCAGTAATGTTGTCACTAAAGTTTTTTATCTCTAGCTTCTAACTATTTTTAGCTAGCTCAGCATATCTTTTCGACCTAATAAGGCCGTCGGGCGCTCGTGAATGGATTATTGATGTCAGTCACCATCTATGCGTTGCACCTTCACAACTCTTTGAGACACGTTGCGCTTGGCTCAGGGTTACCTTGCCAACAGTGGTTTAGGCTTTCCTTGAATTCACCCGATTCGAGTTGAATATTACTATTCAATTGGGCAATTCTAATAAGCACACCAATTATAACAGAATGGATAAACTTATTCATTAATAAATTATGTAAAGGAGGATTAAAAATGCCAGAACAAACAATCGAAGATGTCGCATTGGAAATTGAAATTAAATACAAAACTGCATTGAGCCGCCACAAAATTTCTCAAAAAGAAATGGCTGAAATGCTTACCACTAAGTCCGAAAAGGTCACACCGTCACAAGTTAACCGTGCGATCAAAGGTGGTAACGAACCCAAGTCAAGGCGGATTCGGTCACAAATGACCAAAATTTTAGGAATTCAATGAAATGAAAGGAATGATCCACATGCAAGAAGTACAACAAGTTAAATTTAACGGAGATCTAATTTTAACTACTGAACAGTTAGCCGAATTTTATGGAACAACGTCTCAGCGTATTAAGCAGAATTTTGCCAATAATCGTAGCAAATTTGTTAAAGGGAAACATTTTTACCAATTAACAGGGGAGACTCTCAAAGAGTTCAAAGACAGAGTCGAAATTTTCGACCTTGTTGGGAAAAATGCTAAAACACTAATTCTTTGGACGAAGCGTGGTGCTAGCCGGCATTCTAAAATGCTTGGAACTGATCAAGCTTGGGACATGTTTGATGAGCTGGAAGAAAACTACTTCAACCCGAAACAGTTTGCACTGCCAACATCCCCACGAGAGATTGCGAGATTGGCGCTGCAAGCCAATGAGGAAACTAATCAGCGCCTAGATAGTGTGGAGGGTGATGTGAAAGACCTCAAAGAGAACCAAGTTATTCCTAATCCTGAATATAGTGCGCTTAACCGGCGTGTTAACCAGCGCGTGTCGGAAGTTGCACATAGCTATGGCCATATCACACAGAAACAACGAGGCGAGCTGTTCAAGGATATTGGCAGTGGAATCAAGAAGATTGCTAACGTGAGCGCTCGGTCAATGCTACGCAAGAAGGACTACCAGATGGTAATGGACTTCATCAACGACTGGGAGCCATCTACAGCAACTAAGACAATCATTCGACAGACGTCACTTCGATTCGACAAGGAGCCAGCATAGGAGGCAAAACGATGGAATTTGAAAATGTACGTGAAGCACTGAAATTCTTGCTTGAGTATAACGATACGATGTTGAACCCTAACCTTAAATCTCGGGTTAACGGTGGTAAGTGGGAGCCGAGCACAGTTAGCGAAGTTCAAGCGACGAACTATGACGCTTTAGCACAAGCAGCGGACATGCTTGGTATGAGCGACCTTTACTTAAATGAACAGCCAGCATAGGAGGATTAACAATATGACAAAAACACTAAAGCAACTAGTACGCGTATTATGGGCAATCGAAAAAGACCTCCATGTTATCGCAAGTAACACGGAGGCCAAGAAAATAAAGGCAGATATTAAAAGTGTTCACGCTACCGATATTGTCACGGGAAGGCTTAGTCAGCGTTAAGCACGCCCATCTTTGATAAAACGTTGATCATCGCAACGAGCGTGTTTTTGGTAGTTGCTTTTGTTAAAGCTGTAGTTGCCACGGTCAAAGAGCTAACTTGAGCTGGGGAAAGTGGGGTGCCGGCATTGTCAAGTTGCGCTTTTAAAAAGGCAACTAAATTAATTTCAGCATCGCCATTCCAAACTTTATCTGTTTTCTCTGAAATAAGTTTCATTAATTCACTATTGTCCATTAAATTTCACCTCGATTAATTGGGATAACAAAATTATACACCGAAAGGAGTGACCGGGATGGACAGTTTGGTAAGTGCTTTGTCGAAGCTTTTCACGCAAGCATATGAACAAGGTATTGCAGATGGACGTAGTCAGCAAGCTGTTGATCATAAAATGATTGGACGTAAAGATTTCTACTCTGAGTTTGGAATCAAGGTTGATACATTCGACAAGCACTATCGCGACAAAGAAGGCTTCCCAAAGCCAGAAGAAGATGGCAAATGGTACGCCCCGGCAGTCGAAAAATGGTTATTGAATCATCAAAATTTAAGTGATTAAAACCTAGGCGGGTAGATGATGATTCAATTTATAAGGAGGAATTGCCATGGTAGAAGTAGCAGTATTAACTTGGGCGTTAACAACCGTGTGGTACAAGCGCTGTGAGATTAAACATTGGTTTGGTATTTAAGGAGGACACTGCAATAGCAAGAGTACTAAATAAACTGGTATGTGTATTATGGATAATTCAAAAGGACCTCCACATTATTGCAAGTAACATGGGGGTCCAGAGTAAGAATAGAGACTAGTGCTTTTTAATCCACGTTTTGACATCGTCCGTGAAACCGTGCCAAGCAGCTTCACCGCTTAGCTTGGCCACAAAAAGTTTGTCATTTTCATTTATATATTTTACCAAATGATTGCGTATGCTTTTTGCAGACAAGCCAGAAGTTATACACCAACATGAATGTGTTAAGTTGGCCCATCCGCCAAAAGATTTGATGGCAGTTATTAATTCTTCATAATTTTCGGAAGAACTTTCTAAGTCATAGCTGATTAAATATTTAATAATAATTCGCCTCGATTAATTGGAATAAATAATTTTTGTTTTCGAACAATCAAATTGAAAAAAGACAATAAAAAAATAATGAATATTAATTATTGTCATCTTCATGGGCTAAGGCATCTTTAAAATCATCTATAGTATTAAACCATGCAGATCGTGATCCGGAAACATAGTCAATAATAAATAGATGGTCATTTTCATCTAAACAGGGTTTTATAGTGTCTCTTAATTTTGCAGGAGTGAGAGAAGTATTTACCATCCAAAGTGATTCTGTGATTTTTCGGTGAGTAGAAAAGTTTTTTAATAATTTGTAAAGGGCGTCGTAGTGTTGGCCTCTGTTTAACAGTTCAAAAGCAACGAACTTACTGGTTTCATTCATATTTTAATCACCTCAATTATTAAAGACATACTAATTGTAACGCTATAAGGAGTTATACGCCATGAACATTATTTTGATTTCGCATGTTCTGACCATCAATTGTGAATGATTAGAAAGTAGTAGTCATAAGTTAGCAACATGTTTGAAATTTAAGGAGGAAACAGCATGCAAACAGATTTGCCAAAGCAAATGAATTACAAGCAAGCACTAAAATTTTTCAACATTGGTTCTTATAACACATTGTATTCGTTCATTAAAAAGGGACTTAAAGTTACACAGATAGGTGGTGTTAGAAGGATTGATCAAGATGACGCAAATGAGTTTTTAGAAGCACATAAAACTCAAGTAGGCAGTGAAGGTGCAGAGTAAGGAGGAAATGATATGTATGAAGAAGACATTGAGCACGCGTTAAGAGCACGTAAGTATAACGCGATTCGTGCAGATGAACGTGAGCTGATTAATGCTATTGCTTATGACACAACCGGAATTATTAAAAGGCACCCGCGTCTTTACTATTCAGAAGAGTTTATTGCTGAATTACAAGAACACGATATTAATGTTTGCGAGCCAGATGAAGAAAACGACGATGGATGGACATTTACATTACCACCAATGTATCGGGAGGAATAACCATGAAAGTTCATGTAGGTGATCGAGTGAGTTACAAGGCAGAGTATAGTTGTGGCCAATTAATACGAGAAGCTGGCGTTGGTAAAGTAGTAGATATTAAAAAATTCCGTTCACATTGCGCACTCAAAAAGATGTGGCTGTAGTTGAACAAAATGGACAGCAATTCGAGATTATTACCAATGGTATTCAAGTGCTCAAGTAGGAGGAATGATCATGCAAAAAGTATCAATTTTACCACTCCACGAGTGGAAACGAGCGCAAAAAAAACCCATCGCTAGTAGCGGCTAACGATGGACTAATGGAACAGATGCTTAACACCAACATCTACTCTATTCCAAAGCAGTCTCGTTTGCAAGTGCTAAGAAAGTGAGGGCGGTAGTTATGGATAATCCATTACCTTACAAAGAACAACAGGATTGTATTCTCTATGGTATTACACGGATTGCATTAATCGATCCACAAGAATTAACTCCAGAATTGTATCTAATCGAAAGTAATATGGCAATGGCGTTTTGCTTGAATTCATGGATGTTTAATAGGGGGATGAAATAATGATTAAAAATGGATACAGAATCAGCGTAAACTTTACAGACATTCGTCATCTTAGTAAAAACATAAACTCACTATATGAAAAATGGTTGCTTTGCCAAAATGATTTGAAGACTATTCAGATAATTGGTGAACTGGCACTTGGAAAATGTGACACATACAAATTGCTAAGTCAAAACAGCATTAGCATTAATGACTTTTCACGTGCTATGAAAAATTTAAAGAATCTGGGATTAATTGAATATAGTGTTGAAATGTGATTTAGAAACACTAAAACGAATTGGCTTGAACTAAAAATACAGCAGTGACTAATACACCGGATGGGTGGAATGCCCACTATATGATTGAGGTGATATAGATGAATAACCTTTTAATTAGTGAACCACCGTTACAGGTGCTGCCGTCGCTGGCCGTTAAGGTTGGTCTAAACGAAGCAATTGTTTTACAGCAGTTCCATTACTGGCTAAATCGTTCAAACAACGAACGTGACGGGTATAAGTGGATTTACAACAGCTATACGAGTTGGCATAAACAATTTCCTTTTTGGAGCATAAAGACTTTAAAACGGGCGATTACAAGCCTTGAGAAAGACGAGTTTTTGATCTCTGGAAACTACAACAAGGCCGGGTTTGATAAGACTAAATGGTACCGCATTAACTACGAAAAATTAGAGGGCCAACCATTGGGTCAAAATGGGCCAACGAATAGACCAGAATGTCCCAATGGAGTAGCCCAAAATGGGCCAACCAATACCAATAGATTACCAGAGACTACTACAGAGACTACAAATAATAAACGTCCCAACTCAAAAACCGAGTATGGACCCGATGATCCACCCTACAAAGTAGCACTCCATTTGTTGACCAGAATTAAGCAACGGCAATCCGACTTCAAAGAGCCAAACTTACAGAAATGGGCTAATGACATCCGTCTAGCTCATGAACGTGATCATCGTGATTATGAAAAATTAGATTGGCTAGTAGATTGGTCACAGGATAATTCATTCTGGCAAGCAAACATTTTATCGGCAGGAAAGTTACGCAAGCAGTATGACACGCTCATGGGTCAGGCTGAACGGGATCGCCCGACTAATGTTGCGCCACAAACACGAGAGGACTGGTTTGGCTAATGGAAAATGTAACGAAGTTATTCAATCAAGCCACGATTCAAAAAGTAGTAGCGGCTAGAGGCATTGACACGACTAAGTTGCCAACCAAAGAAGAATTGGACCATCAAACGATTGACCGTGCCAACGCTGGTGTGGTTGCTAACCGAAAACGGTATTACTATCGCATGTCAGTCTGGTCTGGAGGCGTGCCACTACGATTTAGCTTTAATGATTGGCAGGTTGATAAACAGCCTAATCAAGCTAAAGCTAGAGAACTTGGTAATCAAGCATTTAAGTTAGCTAGGCAATTAGAGACTAACCAGTTCAACATAGCGCTTGCAGGCGGCCCTGGTGTTGGCAAAACGTCATTAGCACTAGCAATCATGTATCAGCTAATGAGCGTAGGCCAAACAGCAATGTTTGTTTCAACAGCTGAGTTACTACGGCTGGTAAATGAGAAATACGAAGCACCGGACGTACGTCAACGGTTACTATACGTTTTAAAAGACATGCAAAACGTTGATGTTCTAGTTTTAGACGATTTTGGTACTGAAGGCGGTAAGCCAACTGAAAAAGGGTTCTACAAGCCAGTTCACAAAGATTTGCAGACACTAATGTATCAAGTGGCGAATGCGCGTTGCGATTTTGATCATAACGAAGTCAAACATATAACCATCATTACGACTAACAACACACGTAAGCAATTAGAAAGTATGTACGATGGCAAAACAATCGATCGCTTATATACCAAGGATACTAGCTGTCAATTGCTGTTTGACAACATGGAAGGAGTCAGAAGTGTATGAGTTGCGAATTATGTCATGGTAGTAAAGTTGTTCAGCAACCACTTGGGAGTTATGGTTTCACGTTTGGACCATGCCCAAATTGTACGAACGAGATACACGCTCATTACGAGCAGGAGCTTGAAAGGAGGTTAGCCTATGGCAAGCAAAAATTGGCTTAAAGAGCTGGAAGTCATTCATAAGCTAGAAGCGAGATATGGCAGCATGGATAACGTGCCGCCAAGCAAACTAGCTAACTTGCATAAGATGCCTGGAATTAAGGCCGTATCAAGCGATTACATGGAGATTACGCGTACCCAGTATAATGCCATTAAATTAGTCATGGAAGGCAAGCAGGTTAAAACTAGGACGTCTCGGGAGCTAAAGCACAATAACGTTTGGCTGGATAGACGTATTCGTGCGATTGACGAAAACAAATACTACATTACGGAGGACGAAGATGCCTAAACACACTAAGAAACGTTCAACGATTAAACGGAAGCACCGGCACATGAAGCAACATGCCGAAGCAAACAAAGCTAAAGCACAGGATAATAAGCAATTATCCAAGGAATATGATCCATATAACGCAAACGGGCGTTCGGGGAGGATTGAAAATGAGTGATGAGAATAAATGGCATATAGCAATTGTTCGAGAAGTCGACGGACTAGAAGTGGAAATGGGATTTGACACTCCGTTTGAATTAAAGCGTTTATTAAAAACTATGTCTGATCATATTGGTGATGACATTCCTGAGAAGATCAGCATTGAAGCAATTGGAGGAACGCGATGATTAAATTTAGAGCGTGGGACAAAGTGACAAGCAGCTATCGTAAGGTACTAGAAGAGGTGATTGATGATGGCATGGGTTATTAAAGGCGAGGAAGCGGGCGTCACCAACTATTATTTTGATAAGCTATCTGGCCGTCAAAAGGTGGTCATTGGCGAATTTGCAGCAATGTTTGACGATCCGCTTTATCATTTCAGAAGCGAGCAGGAGGCTGAAATGGTTGACAGAAATGTTTACTACGATGAAGAAGAAATGAACACGTATGAGGTGATTGACGATGAGCAATGAGACGAAACGGGACGTGTTCGATGATGCGTTGGTATATGTGCCGGTTGGCAGGGAATATGACCCAGTGAACGATGATGAAGCTGGCGACCTACGTAGTTTCTTATCTGCGCGTTACGCCGCCGCACTTACAGATGATTTGCCGGTGATTCCGAAAGAGGTAGCTGATTGGATTGAAAAGTGCAAACACGATGGTGTTTCGGTTGGTTATATGCTTTGCTATGAACGTCAACCTGAAAAAGTGCGAGATTGGATAGAACTTACAAATGGTACTTATGAATTTAACCAGAAACGATATGCAGAGTATCAAGATTTGGTTGCCCGTGCGTGGCTAGACGGATATACGGTGGAGGGACGCAAATGACTGATACCGAATACGCCAAAGCAATCAGGGAGAAAGCCACAGTTGCCAACCTGGAAATGAACGCGGCACTGACAACTGAGCAACAGGCGCAAATTGGTCAGGACTTCATTGCTGACATTGCGGAGTTGAGCGAAAGGGGAATTGGTAGTGAAACGAACGACGATTAGAAAAGTTGAAGATATTCTACGTGACTATCCCAAGATTGACAAGTATATCGAGAAACGTGAACAGGAATTACGTTATCCAACTGTACCACGTGATGATAATGTTGGAGGTGGCAAGGCACAATACAAGTACCCAGATACGGCGTTAAATACGCTCATTACAATTGACGATGATCGGCGCATTAACACATTGAAGCGTCAACGAGAAGTAATCGATGATTGTTTAGACGGCGTTGGCCGTGATACAGAAGTAATTATAAATGAGCTATATTTTAAGAAACACCAGCAGTACACAATTGACGGATTAATTGCAAATCATATGATAAATGTTAGCCGTCGAAAAGCGTTTGACTTAAAGAAAACTTTTATCAACGATTGTGCTAAGGGGTTTGGATTGTATGAAATATAAAAACGTGCACTAATCGTGCACTTTTGACCCCTACAATCGTGCTAAATTGGTAGTATGCCAAATGTGATTGACGTGCATGAAGTAATCCTCCAAATTACAGACTGGTAATCGCTGTGGGCTAATTGGCAAGCCACAATGAGATGCGGGTTCGAGTCCCGTCAGCGATATTAGCAATTTTACTCTTGCTAAATTTGTGTTATAATTTTATCTGTTTTTCCAAATATTTATGTGTGCAGACAGGTTGATTGCCTGTCTTTTTTATTGTTTAATAAGGACACACGCATAAATTTATTTTTGGAGGGATTTAAATGGAGTTTGAGAAAGCTCTGAATACAAAGAGTAACAAGATAATGACTCTAGATGAGATAATTAAGAGTGATGATTTAGAAAATATCAGAACAACATTAAAGTGTCCATTTTCAGGTTGTGATGCTGATTTGATTTATGTAGCAGCGTCGCCACATCCTTTCTTGAGTACTAAAAATCATAGAAAGTCACCACATATAGAAGAGTGCCCTCACTACAAAAGTGAGACTGATTCTGCCAAGAAAAAAAGAAAATACCAAAAGATACTAGCCGCGCTTGAAGAGGATGATATTTCTTCAAGATTAAACGGTTTAATGGATGATATGTTTCCTAACAGAAAGAAAAGAACGAGAAAAAGCCACAAAGGTAAGAAGAAACCACTTGAACGTACTGAACAAATGGATGAAGAATCGGGTGTTATTCTTGAGCCCAGTTCACGTGGTGGAATTGAACCTAGTTCTGTAACTGATAGAAAAGTAATTAAAGGAAGAATTACAAAGAAAAAGTTTACAGAGTTATTGGATTCAGATAAAGGAGTCATATTAAAGTCTACAGCACAGCTAACTTCGATCACAAAAAATTCAGATGAATCTTATGATTTGGGGGCTCAACAAATAGACGGAAAAAAAGAAGCAAAATTGAAGCTTAGACACAGTTTTTTCAGAAGAAACATTCCTAAAATTGACAAACAATTAGAATTTTTAAAAAAAGAAATTGATTCTAGCAAAGATATAAGAATCGGTTTTACGGGTAGGTTGGATAGCATTGACCCCTGTGAGTTTGAAATTTATGATGACTTTGGGTTTAAATTGGGGACTGTATACAGAAGTTCTCCACGTTTAGATACATTATTGTTATTTTACAATAGGTACAGTAAAGAATAAGTATAAGAGGGACTTATGGCGGGCTATAATACGCTATAGTCTCTTTTATTATGGAAGAGGTGCAGAAAGTGAATAATCGAGTTGATACAAGATATGATATCAAAGGTGAACAAATAGAATTAGGAGATATTGCTATTAATAGATATACAAACGAAACCGTTATAATAACGAATGGACAAAATAAAACTGGAATTAAAGGCTTAGGCGTAGAAAATCCTGTTTTGGGAATTAATGACTGGCTAGATGTTTATCCAAATGGAACTTTTCAAATTATTGGAAATATAGATGATTATGACAAATAGCGGAGAGTGCCATGGCAAAGATGATTAACACAAAATATGGCTACGTCACGCCACAGGAAGCAGAGATGGATGCCCACTTAGATAAATGGATGAAGCGTCGTGCTAAACAGCATGGCGCTTTTAGTTTGGAAAAGAAACGGATGAAGCAACATGCCAAGAACAAGAAGATGCCGCTATCCTAACTGCCATGCAATGGTGGCATTCCCTGACCACTATTGTCAGCAGCACTATGAGCATGAAGCTGAGTACTTGGCTAGTCGGCAACGCTGGGCACGCAGCAATGACAGACAATACACACATAAGTACAATACTATTACTCGCTATCGCAACGAAGACAAGCGTCAGCAATACAGCTTCTATCGGACAAGGCAATGGTCACACCTAAGACAACAAGTCCTAGAGCGTGACCACTACTTATGTGCTTACTGTAAAGTACAAGGCATTATCACACCTGCTAAGACGGTTGACCACATTGTGCCAATTGAGTTTGATGAAATGCTGAAAGCAGACATTGATAATTTAGCTGTTATCTGCAGCAAGTGTCACCGACTCAAGACGGGCTGGGAACAAGCAACTTATGGCACAGGGCAAGACAACGAGTTGAAAAACGTAAAGCCAATCAATGATGTATCGTCAATCGTTGTGTTAATGAACAAGGGGTGAAGATATTGAAATCACAATATATTGAATCAATTAATCCGCGGATTATTCGTGTCGACGGATTCGTCAATGCGAAGACGAAGGACGCTATTAGAAAGCAATGGCGTAAGCAAGTTCATACGGCCGAAGATGGAACCCCAGAAAGGATAGTGGCAGCCATGACGAACAGATATGATAAGATTCCTGACCACAAAGTAATTAAATCAGCAATGCAACAAGAACTAACTGATAAACAAATTGAGCATGTTAAGAGTGAAATTGAAACAGCTGTTTTACAGAATAAGCATATGGCTTATGTTGATCTTATCGGCTTTAATCCTAATCAAAAGAGAAAGCTGGGACAGGTTTTAAAAGAAAAAGGCTATCAGTTGGAAGGAGATTCAAACTGGTCAATCCTAATTGATTTATAAGCGCCTGTCGTGCGATCTAAGCGGCTTTAAACTTTTGAGTATAATTGGTCGCGATGATAATTAAAACAACCCCCGCCCCCTAACACGTCCCAGGAAGAGCACACACATTGCCGTTATTTTGTGATAGAAACAATTTTTGAAATTTTTTAGGTAGGGGGGGGTCACCAAATGATGAAAGGAGGTATATAAAATGAAAAAAGTGGATAAAGACGTCAACGATGGACAATTAACGCGTACACCGCCAGCTTACTTGGGCCGGCAAGCTAAGGTCGTTTGGCGCCGATTAGTACCTTTTTTAGAAGAAAATACCCCGGTTAAGCGCATTGATAGCGGGCTTGTAGAGCAATATGCTTCCCAATATGAGATTTATCGCAATGCGTATAAACATATCCAGGAAAACGGTGAAGTCCAAGCAATCTATAAAACGTTACAAGATCAGACCGGTAAAAAAATTGGTCGAGACTTCGTGGGTTACAAGCGAAACCCGATGACACAAATTTACGATTCAGCGGTTAAAAATCTAACAAAGTTAGGCGCTGAATTGGGACTGTCTCCTAAGTCACGTAGCGATTTGTTAAAGCTGAATTTAGATGATCATAAAGACGAACACAGTATCACTGATCGTATGAAAGAATTTCTGGGATAGGCGGTAATTATGAAAGTTGATTTAACACAAACACACGATGCCCTGGGTGTTTACCAATCAATCGATTGGCAATCTATTAAAGCGCGTTATAACGATGCTGGTACCAAATATGCTTTTTCAGTTTTAGATGGTGATATTGTTACCGGCTATTTGATTAAGCTGGCTGCACTACGGCATTTGCGTGATTTACAGCGTCAAGGAAGTGTTGACTTTCCCTTTCATTATTCAACTAATAAAGTTTCACAGGTTTTGAAGTTTGCGGCAATTTGCCCGAACGTTGATACTGGTGAACCCACAAAACTAATGCCGTGGCAGGAATTCATTATGGCAATGCTGATTGGTTGGCGCAATGATGACGGTGGCAAACGTTTTTCACGAGCTATTGTTTCCGTTGCACGGGGTCAAGGTAAAACTTATCTGATGGCGATTATTACTGCGTATAGTTATTTAATTGAGTCATTGGGGCTATCTAACCAAGATTACTTAGTTTCATCCATTAATTACAAACAAACGAGCAAGATTCTAGGCTACATTAAGTCAATGCTTGCTAAGATTGCAACTATTGAGCCATTTAAATCATTGATTGCTGATAGTGGGCTAGATACTCGGACATTATCTTCACAAGCAGACCAAGTCACGATGAGCAAGACTAATAACAAGCTACGAGCGATTAGCCATGAGGCTGGTCAGTATGACTCATTTCACTTTACAACTGCTATTTTTGATGAAATTGGTGAAATTAAGACACGGCAGAAGATTTCTAAAATTGTTTCGGGCCAAGTTAAGGTGCGTAATAAGCAATTTATTCAAATTTCAACGGCATATCCTGATCCCACTGTTCCGTTTCACGATGATGAGCGTATGATTCAGCAAGCCATGGAACAAGATTATTTGCGCGATGCTGATACATATTTGGGACTTATTTGGTCGCAGGACAATTTGGACGAAACTTATAAGCCCGATTTGTGGGTTAAAAGTAATCCCTTACTAGATTTACCGAGCCAACGAGAAGTGTTGCTGAACGGCTTGACAGATAAGCGCGATTCTGACGCTTTGTCGGGCACACTCAACGATTTCCAAAACAAAAACCTTAACCTATGGCTAGAGCAATCGGCCGACAGCTTTTTAAAACTGCCTGACGTTGAAAAAGCCATTGTGCCATCATTTAGTTTTGATAGTCGGCAAGTTTACATTGGTTTTGATTACTCGATGTTCAGCGATAATACGGCACTAGCGTTTGTATTCCCTTATCGTGATAATAATGACAAACCGCGCTGGTTTATTTATCAGCATAGCTTTATTCCCTGGCAGAAAGCTGGTTCGATTGAAGCTAAAGAAAAGCAGGACGGCATTAATTATCGGGATTTAGCTAAAAAAGGATTTTGTACAATTAGTAATCATCCGCAAGGATTAATCAATGACGAACAAGTTTATCAATGGTTACTTAACTTTGTTGATCAGCATAAACTTGAAGTTGTTTTCTTTGGCTACGATGCGTGGGGACTAACTCCTACAATCAAGCAATTGGATTTGAACTCGGGCTGGCCGTTGCAAGCTATCCGGCAGCGAACTAGTGAATTGAAAGATCCGACTAAGTTTTTACAGACGATGTTTGTCGAAGGGTCAGTTGACCGACTCGATGATCGAATTATGGAAAAAGCGTTATTAAACGCCGAGATTTATGAAGACAAAATTGGCATTCAAGTTGATAAAGCTAAAGCCACATTGAAGATTGATGTAGTTGATGCGTTAATTGACGCCTTATTCCAAGCCATGTATCACTTTGAAGACTTTGCAGATGTAAACAATCCTGACAAACAGGTCGAACGTATGAACGAAAAACAAGTTCTGGAATGGTTTAACAACCCAGAGTCAGGATTGCTAGGAGATGATATGAATGATTTTTAAACAATTTTTTGCCACCATTTGGCATTACTTTGATGTGCTGTGTTTCATTCTAGGCATGATTGCCGGGGTGTATGCAGCATTTTTATTTGGACAGGCACAAGGCGTTCTAGCAATTGCTGTAGCTTTGTTTTTAGTTGGCTGGCTTTCAGAAGTTGTTACAGCTAGTCAAAAAGGAGATGATTAACAATGCCCTTTTTTGAGCCACCAACGATGATTAATAATTCTATTGGTATTCAGAGCGTACCAGTAGATGATGATAATATTGTTAACTTTTTGTCGCCAACTGGTAGCAATGAGTATGTTAGTGCCAAGGATGCTTTGGAAAATTCAGATATTTATTCAGCGGTTAACCAAATATCTGGAGACTTGGCCACGGTACAATTAATGGCTAATATGCCACGAGCACAAGGAATCCTAAACAATCCTAGCACGACAGCTAACGGTCACACGTTTTGGCAGTCTATGTATTCACAATTGTTATTGGGTGGTGAATGCTTTGCATATCGCTGGCGCAATCCTAATGGCTTAGATCTACGCTGGGAATATTTGCGACCGAGCCAAGTGCAAACCTACTTATTGGATGACGGTAGTGGCTTAACCTATACGGTTACTTTTGATGAGCCTAGCTTGGGCGTTCTTCAATATGTACCACAGTCTGACATGATTCATATTCGCTGGGCTAGTACCGATGGCGGTATGACGGGCAACAGTCCATTAAAAGCATTATCTAATGAGTTACAAGTCAAGAATTCATCTAATAGTTTAACGTTGGCTGCGCTAGCACGTTCAATTAGCGCTCCTGGTGTCCTATCTATTCAGCATGGTGGACTGTTAAGTGAGAAGATGAAGGCCAGCCGTTCACGTAACTTCATGAAACAAGTGAACAGTTCAAACGGTGGCCCGGTGGTTATTGACCAACTTGAAGATTACAAGCCGCTAGAAATGAAAGCCGATGTTACCAAGCTGTTAAGCCAAACGGATTGGACGAGTAAACAAATTGCTAAAGTCTTCGGCATCCCTGATAGCTATTTGAATGGTCAAGGTGACCAACAAAGTAATATCGACCAAATCAAAGGCATGTACACGAATGCCCTTAATCGCTATTTACAGGCGATTTTGGCTGAACTTGACAATAAGCTTAATGCTAAGATCACGGCTAATATACGGACTGCTGTAGACCCATTGGGGGATTCATTTGCAGCCACCCTATCAGGACTAGCTAAAGATGGCACAATTGCCAATAATCAAGCAACTTGGTTATTACAGCAAACTGGTTATTTTCCAGATGAAATGCCTGATGCTAAGAATCCAACGACACAACAAGTTGTGATTCAATCAGGAAAAGGAGGTGATAATGATGACAAAGAAAGTGATGATTAAAGGCGATATTGTTGATGATCAAACGGCCGGTTTCTATCAGTTTTTTGGAATGCCAGCAGTATCACCTTCGGGTGTTGCTGACATTTTAAATGATGACAGTGGCGATGATGATGACGATGGTGATGACGAAGAACTAGAAGTTGACATTGCTTCCAATGGTGGCGATGTTTTTGCAGCTAGTGAGATTTACACCATGCTAAAGGATTACGCTGGCAATGTAACAGTTAATATTCAAGGCTTAGCAGCTAGTGCGGCAAGCGTGGTTGCTATGGCTGGCGATCACATCAATATTTCACCAACTGCTCAGATTATGATTCATAAGGCTTGGTCACAACCAGCTGGTAATGCTGACGATTTGGAGCATGAAGCCAGTATTTTAAATGGCATTGATCAATCAATCGCCAGTGCTTATGAAGCCAAAACTGGCATGGATCAAGCCGACTTACTACAATTAATGGCCAATGAAACATGGTTAACCGCTAGTGATGCCGTTGATAAAGGCTTCGCTGACGAAATTATGTTTGCTAACGATCAACAATTGCAACCGGTGAATGCTATTTCACACATCCCACCTAAATCTGCAGTTAACAAGTTGATGAATCTCATTTACAAGGCGGATAAGGATAAAGCTAAGCCGTCTAAAGAAGAAAATACTACTAATAGTCAATCTGCTGAATTACGAAACAGCAAATTGGCTATTTTATTTGGAAAAAATCAAAAGGAGGCCAACTAATGGCTAATATTAACACGATGAACGATGCTTGGATTGCCCAAGGACAAAAAGTATCAGACTTAAACGATAAGTTAAACGCAGCTGTCCTTGATGACAGCTTCGATCAAGACCAATTTAAAGCAATGAAACAAGATCGTGACCATGCGGTTGCTCGGCGTGATGCTTTACACGAACAATTGGAAGAAGAACGTAAGGCTCAAAAGATTGCCAATATGGATGATAAGGACAAAACCCCACTTGATGATAAAGAAAAAGACATCAAAGATGAGTTCATTAATAACTTCAAAGGCATGATTAAAGGTGACCCGAAAGTTATGAATTTGGTAACTTCTTCTACCGATGCAGCCGGGAATGCAATTGGTTTGACTATTCCTCAAGATATTCAAACAGCAATTAATACACTTGTTCGTGAATACGATTCATTACAACAATATGTTAATCGGGAAGCTGTTACAACTCAAACCGGGTCACGAGTTTACGAAAAGTGGACTGACGTTACTCCACTAGCTGATTTAGATGGTGAAACAGCCACTATTGGCGACAACGATGATCCTAAGTTATCAATCATCAAATATACTATCCATCGTTATGCTGGTATTACTACTGCCACTAATTCGTTGCTCAAAGACACTGCTGACAACATTTTGGCTTGGTTATCTGGATGGATTGCTAAGAAGGTCGTTGTTACTCGCAATGCTAAAATTATTGCTGCTATGAACAACGCACCAAAGAAGCCAACCTTAGCTAAGTTCGATGATATTATTACCATGATTAACACTGCCGTTGATCCTGCTATCAAGGCAACATCGTTCTTAATGACAAATACGTCAGGTTTAAATGTGCTTTCCGAAGTTAAGGATGCTATGGGGCACTACTTATTACAACCAGATCCAACACAACCTGACCAATATTTAATCCGTGGCAAGCGAATTGTAGAAGTTGCTGATAAGTGGTTGCCTAACGTTGGGACTGCTTCAGCACCGGCTTATCCACTTTACTATGGTGATTTATCACAAGCGGTAACTTTGTTTGACCGAGAAAATCTTTCATTGCTTACTACCAATATTGGTGGCGGTGCCTTTGAAAAGGACCAAACTAAGATTCGTGTCATTGACCGTTTTGATGTTGAAGCTACTGATACGGATGCCTTTGTTGCTGGTTCATTCAGTGCAATTGCTGACCAACCAGCCAACTTTGCTGCTAGTGCTTCTTCAACGACCCCTGCGAAGTAATTAGCCAACCGTGTCGCCGATAAATAAACAGTACAGTAACAATCTGGGCGGCTAAGTAAGGATGTGATTGAAATGGCAGCCGATTTAAAAACATTAAAATCATCTTTGCGGATTGACGGTAATGATGATGATGAGCTGCTAACAGGCTATTTGTCTGCAGCCACTAACTATATTAAGCAGTCCATTGGTGATGAAAATGGCGTTTCAGGGTTCTATGAAATGGATGGCGTGAGTGACTTGTTTGAAACGGCTGTTTATGCTTTAGCTGGTTCATACTGGTATTACCGGACATCGATCACTTCAAATGCTGTTAATCCAGTTGATTTAGTTGTTGATTCAATCATCGGACAATTGCGTGGCCTGTATAACCAAAAGCAGGACGAGGTGAGTGATAATGGCAATCAATAAGTTAACTCCAGTTGACTTTAACCAGCGTATACAGATTGGCACTGTCAAAACTGTTCAAAATCCTATTAATGGAACTAGCAAGCAGACATTTGTTAGCCAGTTTAGTTTATACTGCGCACCCTATACACGATCAATTGCATATTCATATCAACTTACAGCTGAGCAATTAGAGCAAGTCGTAGTCATTATTAGACATAATCCTAAAGTTTACGAAGGCATTAAATGTCAATATAAAGGCAAACTTTACGATGTCATCAATGACAGCATGGATGATTCTAGTAATTATCTTTCTTGCGATTATTTGACGCTCAAACAGGTTACTAAGGGGGCTTAGCCATGGCAAACGATGATATGGCCGACCAATTAGAAAGTTGGCTTGAGAATGTTCACAAGCTAGTCCCTAACGAGGCTGAACAAGAGAAGATAACCGCAGCTGGTGCTAAAAAGTTAGCTGATAACTTAGCCGAAGTCACGAGAAAGAAACACTATTCAAGTCACAAAGACAAGAAGTACGGACACATGGCTGACAACATAAGCTATAACAGCAACGATATAGACGGTGAACACGATGGCAGCTCAATTGTTGGGTGGACTAACAAGTTCCATGATATGAATGCTAGGCGGTTAAATGATGGGACTAAATACATTAAGGCTGATCACTTTGTTGATGATAACTTAGCCGACTCACAAGATGATGTATTTAACGCCATGCTAGATGAATATAAGAAGGGGGACGATGACTAATGCTATTACCAGTATCACAGGTAGCCAGCATAGTTAACGCCCTCAATTTAAACTGGCTGGATAAAGTTTACCTGAATGCAATTCCTAACGAAGGTTTAGACAACACTGATAGTACAGTCATGCTATTACAAGAGACCGATTCAAGCCCGGCCTACCTTGCAAACAGCACGTTTAAAGGGTTAGCCATGGGTGTTGAAATTCAAATCTTTTATAAGGTTGATTTAGAAGATGATTTTAATCCGCTTGAAACTGAGATAGCTTTAATGAAGAGCTTTAAAGAGGCCGGCTGGTTAATTGTATCTAGTCAGCACCACACAACTGACCCGGATACCAACCAAGTAACGAAAACAATTTATGTAACTAAAAATGAAATGCTTTAAAGGAGAGATTTATAAATGTCAAAACACAACATTGTCAAAGCAACCTTTGCTTTGCTAGATGATAACGGCGACTTAATTAAAGACGCTACTAAAGGTCTATCTGCTGACGGAACCTATGTTGCCGATCACAATGGCGAAGGCTTCAGCCAAATCAACGTGACTGCTATTGAAGCAGCCGGAACGCCAGGTTGGGGTAACGGACAAATCAAACGTACGGCCTATGGTAAGTCTATGCCCACGCTGGCTTTAACCGCCTTAGATTTGGACTTCAAGATTAACCAGATGTTAAAGGGGTTCACACAAAACGCCAATACCGGTGCATGGGTTCGTCAATTGCCTAAACCACACGTTGCGATGATTGCCGAATCTCAATCATTAGACGGCAACATTTCAATTTATGAATGCTTTAACAATATCGAATTTGTTGAAGAAGCATCTAACAACAGCACTGATACCAACAGTGAAGCTGCTTACTCCACAGTCTTAAATGGTACCGTCTTAACGCCATTAAAGCCTAACATTTTCTTAGCAGCCAATGGGGTACAACAACCATATATGATCGCTAAGTCAACCGATACTGGTTTTGATTTGAATAAGCTTATGGCTGAAACGTTTGGCGGCTACACTCCGTCAACCAGCGGTACAACTGGCAGTACAACTACTCACTAGTAACGCTTTAAAGGCTTCCCACTAAGGGTGGCCTTTTAATACATAAAATTTAAATAAAGGGGTACAAATAATTATGAAAATTAATGCTAAAAACTATTTCAAAATCAATAAGACGGCCGATGTAACGCCAACTAACAACATTATTCGATTGGCTACCAAGGTTCAAATCGGTATGTTGGAATCACAAGACACTGAAAAAGAAGTTACTGAACTAGACGCAATGAAGAACGGCCTAGAATTGCAGGACAAAATGACCAACTTTGTGCAACGGGTAATGGGCTACACTGACAAACAGATGGAAACAATTAACGATACCATCTCAATTGAACGTTTTGGTGAAGGCGTTGGTTATCTGATCATGCGTTTAAATGGTATCTCAGACGATGACATTAAGTTATCAGAACAAAAGCAACGCAAGGCAATTGAAGATGCTAAGTCGTCAAAATAAACCGGCACAAACGCAATGCTGAGATTAAGCGAGAGGTCATGAAGTTGAAAAATCAGCAAGAAGACTTTAACTTGCTAGCTCAACAGCTATTAACCGAGGGGTTATCACCGAAAGACTTCGATGATAGCTCATTTTTTAGTTTGATGGAAACTTTGAACGCTCGTAAAAAGGAAGACCGTGCTGAGTTAGTTGACCCACTAGAAGCCATTAATCAGACATACGGTGTATAAGCGTTTGTGCCTAAAAGGAGGCTAAAAAAGAATGGCTAAAAAAGTAGTCGGCCGTGAAATGACCAGTAAGGTTGGCTTAGATAGCGCTGAGGCCGTTAAATCACTTAAAACGCTGACAGCTGAGGTCAGAGCCAACACCAGTGGCTGGAAAGCCCAAGAAACGGCGTTAAAATCAGCCGGTGATTATCAAAAGGCTGCCGCAGCTAGGGTAGACGGACTAGCCAAATCAATGGAAGCCCAAAAGACTAAAATTGATGAGTTAAAGTCTCGTCAATCAGGCCTAAATAGAAACACTAAAGACGGTGAAGAACAATATTTAAAGCTATCTGACCAGATTAACAAGGCTAGTCGGTCATATGACAGTATGGGCGGTCAACTAGACCGAGCAAAGTCTAAATTACAGTATTACAATTCAGGTTTAGCAGACCTGCAAAAAGGCTATAAACAGAGTACGGCTTTAAGTGAGTCCTATGTAAAGCGCCTAGAAGCCGAAGGTAAGTCAGCCGAAGCTAACAAGGCTCGTTTAGGTGGTTTAAAACAGGCCTATTCTAACATGGAGGCTCAGTATAAGGCTCAAACTAGCGAACTGGAACGTATTAGGACGGCCAGTGGTGCTACTAGTGACGCCTATAAACGTCAGCAAGTACGGGTTAATGAGACTGCAACAGCCATGGCTAAAGCTAAGACTAGCAAAAATGAGCTACTTAAAGCGATGGAAAAAGAGCCACATGCGTTCATGCACGGTGTTCGGTCTAAGCTTGATAGCATTGATGACAAAGCTAAGAAGACATCTCATTTATTCGGCACAATTCTAGGCGCACATCTAGTTGCAAACGGAATTACCAATGCTTTATCAAGTATAACGGCATCTTTTGGCGAACTTAATAGTGCTGTAACAGAATATGATAATAAGCAACGTACAATGACGGCCACATGGACTACCTTAACTGGATCTAACGGAAAAGGTAAACAAATGGTCAACATTGGCAATGAGTTAGCTTCCGCGTTTAATCAAAATATCAATGTGGTTGATGAACTTAACCAGTCATTTTACCATGTGTTTGATAATGCACCACGAACTAAAGAATTAACTAAGTCTATTTTGACATTGGGTGACACGCTTAGGTAG